AACACCATCGCTTCCAATCTCCAGTCTCATCCTCCGGTACATAGCACCACAAGTCATAAAACCAGCTGGCTGTACCGTCTGGTGTCGAAATAAATAATGCCCAGCCCTCCTTATCCGCTAAAGCCGGTCGAATAACTTCAAACCATACCTCCGCACCCATAAATGCTGCCTCGTCCAGCACTACACCGCTTAAACTCCGGCCTCTTAACGCCATAGCGTTCTCTGTACCCTTTAATTCGATCGTTGATCCGTTAATTAGCTCGATTCGTAAGTCAGTCTCGTTCTTGCTTCTGATCCATACCTTCGGAACCAGCTTTTTTAACGCTCGCCACGCTATATCCTTTGCCATTCGATACGTCGGAGCACAATAAAAAAACGTCTCCCCTGGCTTCTCAATCGCTCCACGCACCAATTCAACGCAAGATAAATACGACTTGCCAAATCGACGCCCTGCTACTAATACTCGGAAGCGTTTTTCACTTGAATAAACTTGGCCCTGTGCCCATCTCAGGTTAATAGGCTCTGCTGTTGTGCTCATGCCTATTACATTACACAGAATCTCGACTCCTACCCCCCTCCAAATGCTCTCGACAAGGGGTAATATCGAAGAACAACAGTCAGACAGGTAATGAATCCCGGACGCTCTTCTGATGAAGTTGTAGAGGCTCGCAGAAGGCGCTTATACCGCCGTCAATTGGATGGCTTGTCCGCTAGAGCGCTTGTTTACGATCACGCTGAAAAAGAACAGGTCTCTGTTCAAACCTCTTGGCGTGACTGGAAAGCTGTTAAAGAATGGAACGAAGAAGATTGGAAAGCTGATCGCGAAAATATGCTCCCGCGCCTGCAGCACATGCGTACCAAACTCTTCTATCAAGCTGTTAAAAAAGGCCAACTCCAAACCGCTAGCCAGGTTCTTGACTCCATCGGACGTGTCATCGGTGAATCCGTTGAAACCGTCAATATCCAAGCGCCTGAACTTAAAATCTCTATCGAAAATAAGGACGACTGATCCGGCGCTCCAATAAATTCAACCCCTGCCCCCACTTAAGGGGGCTTTTTTAGTACACGATTACTGTTCAGCGGATATATATGCAGGTTCAGGGAAGGCTGGTACAAGCGCACTACTCTGCAGCCCTGCCCCCATGCGTAACATTTGATACCAGATAGCCAGCACATTAGCTTGTATCAAATGATATGTCATATTGTAGTAGCTGTACTGTCGTGTCTTACTCTATGGACTACTGTAGGAATGTAAACAGAACATCTTGCCTATCGCCCAACTCGTAAAATCTGAGACCAGATCAGCAGATTCTGCTGCGTGTCCTTGCACATGGTAGCAGCCGCGCCACTGTGTCTCACCAAAACAATCACTTTCAGCGCTGCTAGCAGTAAATGCGAGAGCGCCAACCAACCAACACCCAAAACACACCAACATCGACACCATGAGCAATTACCAGCTAATGGTTCAGTTTCACGGCAAGGGAGAACTTAAGCCCACAACCTGGGCACCTAGGTCTTACAAGTCCGCATCTGCCTTGTATCACTACTATTCTAGAACTTGGCCACACAATAGCTATTGGCTCCGCATAGTTGACGCCTAGCTAACACCAACAACCAACAACCATGAGAACCTTTCTAAGTCTGTCAGCCACGTACATCGTGGCTGGCTTGTTCGGTGTCTGCCTTGTGCAAACAGCCTTACAGTCTCCGCTCCAAAGCCATAGCAACACCCAGCCATACGTCCGTGTGATCCGCTAATGACTAACAAAGAATTCCTGCATCGCAACCACAAACTGACAAACTACGCATGGAGCAAGCTGCGCCAGTGTGAGCGTTGCTTGCACAAGTGGAGTGAAGATCAGTGCAACTATGGAGAATCTTCTATTAACGAGAAGCACTGGTTAAGCGTTGCACGCGGAACAGCAGCTAGGTTCAAACTTAAGATCTACCACCAAGGAGATCCTAGGGGCTGTGCTCTCTATGTCTACAGTGAAGAAGAACTCAAGGGTTCAGCTTATCCAATTGAGCAGGTTTACAACACTCGCGCAACAGCAATTTGCTGACCTTTCTTTTTAACGCCCCAATCAACCCGGCTTATGTCGGGCTTTTTATTATGAGCTATCTAACCAACGACGCCCCATCACACAATGGGCGCTGCGAATACAAGCATCGGCGTTTTAGTGTTTGCCGAATGAACGATGACGGAACCACTACGATCTGTTTTCATAGTGACGATATAGACCAGTGTCACGCGTTCAAACAGTTTCACCATCCAAACGCTCTAAACGTTGCGGTTTATAAGCGCGACATTGTAGAAACCTTTGTCTTGGCAAACTGATGACGCTCCAAACCTTTCATAAGGTCATCTCATTTCAGGTGTTCGTGCCTGAAAAGAGCGGCTGGCTACGCTATCGCGCCAGCTGGCTTAATACCGAGGTTTGGCACTGTGAGTTCACGTCACAGGACGGTAAGGAGCAACGCCAGAGGCTAATCACTAAAGATTATGCGGAGAACATCTGGCAGCGCTTTAAGGGCAAGGCAACGTGCAAAACACGGCTTATGCCATAACGGAGGGACCCTGGCTTAAAAGCTAGGGTTCTTTCATATCCCGCACCACCTAACGGTAGACACGCAAGGCTGAGCCGTTTTGCTTGCACTGCACAAGCTTTTCACGTAAGAAGACACACTGACCTGAGGAGCAACGCTTACCGGCAGAGGTTGAAGCGTAAGCGTGGATGGAGTCTAAGAGGATCTCCATTTCTTCATAAGTTAGCCATATATCAGGAGCCTGAATGGCCATGGGAGTTTGTATGAATGTTTACAGGCTAGCGCCGGCATGAATGCCGCTTATCCTGTAGTATTCGAATACGGGGAAACGGGTTAAGCCGCCTCCGCTCCAATCAACAACCAACATGAAACACACTACTAACAACCATTTTCAAGTAGACAATCAAGCTACTATCAGCCTGACTGGCGGAATAATTACAGTTCAGGATAACTCCGATTGTTCAGTTTCAGTTTTTATCGGAAATGAAGCGCTAAACAACGCCATTGCAAAGCATTTGCCTTTCTGCGACCGCTCCACACAAGAACGGTTCATGCAAGTTTTAACGGATCATATCCGCAAAACTGACAATGTTGAAGCGCAGTGAAGCGCTCCAATGAAATCAAAGGCCAGCACGTTGAGGAGGCAAAACGTCTTCTCAGCCTTGGCTATGGGCCATCAGCAGTGGCTTTAAGACTTCAAAGGTTATTCGGCATTAGTCGCGCAACTAGCTTCCGTGACGTTGCCCTGGCAAGCACTCAGATGCAAAGCGAAGACATCGCCCATGATGTTGACGCTCCACTGCCCCTTATTGAACAGCGTGATGCGTTTTTGCGCGATATTGAGCAGGCATTCATGCAAGCATCTGCACAACATAACGTGCAGGAAATTGTGCAGCTTTCCAGAGCCTTTGAACGCCTTCACCGTATGGGCGGCAACCAGTCTCAAAAGTATTGAGACTAAAATCTCAAACCATTTCAACACCATGAAACTAAAACGCTCCCGAGAGGATCGCGTGTGTCACACCTGTGCCGCTCCAATTAACAAAGGGAGTCTTTATCGCTCTCGATCAATCACTGTTGTTTCTGACCCACAAGGCCAATCATTTAATGGTGGTAGGGATTGGGTTCCTTTTCGTCTTACTCAAAAAATTGCTATCTGTGAGGACTGTGCATTATGACTAAAAAACGACGTCGCGACCTTGATGATGATTTGATGCCTAGTGATTTTATCGATCCTTGGCCGCCATTATCTGATGAAGAAATTGAAGAACGTGAACGACAAGCTGACTGGGAAGATCTACAAAAGTCTATCCCTGACGCTGCTGAACGGAATCGTAACCTCAAATGATTACTAAAAATCAAGCTGATCGCTCCATCAATCAATTACTTTGTTTAATTCTTGGTAAGCAAAAAGCTGATGCTTCCGCTCATTTTGCTTACGATCCATTAGAACGAGTTGAATTTTGTTTTGAACTTGTTGAAATAGATATGAATATAGCTGAAAAAGAAGATGATCGCACTCGTCAAGCTGCTTGTAGACGCCAGTTTACAAGCCTTGAATCATTAGAAAAACTTGCACAACTTTCAAAGGAGGTGAAATGGTGACCTATCACTACCGTCCCATTCGTGAACACGAATCTGACAAAATTCAACGCGCTCTGGACATCTTAAAAGGTGTTGTAGAGCGTGAAAACAAACGACACATGATGGACGTTGAGTTAACTCATGGCATGATGGATCTCCTGGAAAGTGAGGTAATTCCTCAACTTGAAAATGAACTAGAGTACGATCCAACGCCTTATTATCTTTCGGATTAAGTCCAGGGCCAACCTAACTCCACGTCACCGCTCCAAACCTCTGGATCGCTCGTATCTAACGGACGCTCCAATATGTAATCACGAACTAGGCGTTTCAACGTTTCTGTTGAGATGTCTAGTTCTTTTGCTTTGACAGCTACGTTACTTTTGCCGCGATATATAAGGTCTAATGCTTCTTCCATCAACAAACTTTACCGGCCAATAACATCTCTTTGTATATATTGTTGCGTTCAGTCCAGCGGGCTTCACAGCCTCTCATTTCTAATTCACTAAGCATCCGCAGTTGAACGTTGCCGTCTGGCTTCGCAATCACTACCGCTCCAGCATCCACTCGGATACCAGCCCTCTCACGCAATCCAAGGCTATAAGCACCCAATTGGTCCTGGTGGTCCTTTAGCCACGCTTCAGGCTTGTCTGCCTCACGA